GCGCTCGCCGAGGTCGCTTGCCTTCTGCTTCCAACTGTCGAAGAGCTCAGCCAAAGCAGTGCGGTCGCGATACTTGAACGTGAACGGAACCATTGCCGGGTTGCCACCTACCTGCGGAATGGGGACATCGACGGTGAACGTCGGTTTGGGTGCAATGGAGAACTTTGCCATGAGGAGTCCTTACGACAGATAGCGGGTTGGAGTGGACTGCAAGGCCAGGGAGACGGTGCGAGTCAGGATGTTGCTTCGGGACACGGACGGCTGAAGCGAGAACGACGTATAGGCGCCGTAGTACAGCTTGTCGGTGCCAGGCAGGTTCAGGCGTGCCGCCTGCACGGTTTGAGCAACGTCAGCAGCGGTCACGATCGGCACGTAGGCCAGAGTCGGGTCATCGGCAACGGTCAGCACCATGCGAGCAGCGGCTTTGTCGGTTGGGATTTGTCGGCCTTGGGCATCCTCGAGGAACACCACGTCCTGGTAGTTCTGGTCGCCGCCGGAGAAGGCGACGTCAGTAATCTGCGGGATCTGTGCCCAAGTCATGACTTTCTTCAGGCTGCCCGCGCCGGAACCAGCTGGGAAGATCTGGGTGCTGGTGGTGTCGATCGCTTCCAAGGTGATCGCAGTTGCGGTCGCAGCCTTCACGCGGACGACCTTGTTGTTCAGCGCGGTCCAGCCAGAAGTGACCAGTAGAATGTCACCGACCACCAAAGTGGCGCCGACTACGGTGCAAACGGCTTCAGAGGCGTTGGATATTGCCGAGAAAGCGAGTGGAGCGGCGTAGGTGGCGGCGTGTTCAAACGTCGCACCATTGGGCAACTTGTATCCCATGGGGTTTTCCTCTTTGCAGAAATAACAAAACCCGCTCAATGGCAGGTTCTGGGTTTGCCCAACGGGCGGATTTAGTTGGTGTCAGCGCGGTACAGGAACGAGATCGGCACAGTGTAGGTAGTGTCGTCTGGAATACCTGGGCCGGGGTCAACCGGGCTCATGGTCACCACCGTCAGAGCACCCTTCGTGTTGCACTCGTATAGCGGGAACAGCGCGGCGATCTGGTCAGCCAGTGCACCGGCCGCCCCACGGTACTTACCCGAAGGCGTCACAATGCTGACCTGGAACACGCCTGTGTACAGCTTGTGGTCGCCGCCAAGCGTGTTGCTCGCGGTGTCGGCCGGCAGCGTGAAGGCCTTCAAGTAAGTAACTCCGTCGACGGGTGTATACGCCTCGTTCTCGACGACCACTTTCAGCGGTACCGGTAACGCCTTTGCCCAGGCGATCAGCTTGGCCTCGTAGATCGAGGCGATGATGATGTGGCTCATACCTGATTGTTCCTGATGGCCTCCAACACGATCTGTTGGAAGCGGGCCACGGTGATGCGGACCATGCCGGCAGGTGCCTGAGTCGAATGCCCGAACTCGAGCGGGATCGCGTACGGTAGGTTGTTGATGAGGTACGCAGTTTGGCCGGCAGTGAAGTCGCTGACTGCCGAGATCAGTGCGGCGACCGTCTCGTCCCCGCTTGGATCAACCTCGTCGAAGGTGACGTTCTCGACGACATCTATCGAAAGGTGCCAGTTGGCCCGGAACCGCCCACCGACATAGCCTTGTGGCGCAACAATATCCATGCCGTCGTTCAGCTTACGGCCCGGCTTGAGGCGACCCGCTTTAGTCAGGTTGACCGGGTCACTGCGCAGAGCACTGTTGTGATCGTCGACGGCCTTGTTGTACTGGCTTGCCACGGCGTTCTGCGCCCAGATTTCGGGGTTGCCGACGGGGGATATCTTGATGACGCTGGTGCCGACTTCGATGATGATCTCGCGCAAGCTGGCGTCGATGGCATCCGTGGCCTGGGCCGCGAACTCAGCAAGGCTCAGGGCGAAGCTGCCGGATTGTCCGACGCCGGCCCGGCTCACGATCGCACCTGCAATTCGTACAATATCGGAGTGCCGGCCGGGTTGATCTCTTTTAGTGGCGGCAAGATTGACCAGGTCTTACCGTCGGCGATGACCTTGCTCAGCAATGAAGGCGCCGAGGTCAGGCCCTTGGCTGCCAGCTTGAGCTTCTTGTCACCCTGCTTGATCAGGCTGTTCGCCTGGAACTCCAGGCCGGTGTAGTCGGCAAGGATGCCCTGCCCCACTTGCTCGGTGATCGTCTCCGGCGTCGTCTCGCCCAGTTCCGGGTCATACCCGCCCGGCGTCACAGTGCGCAGTGTTACTTGCAGGCCGAACTCTTTGATCAGTTCTAGGGCCATCACGGCCATTTCATCATAGAAAACCATGAGCCCCTCACATTTGTATATTTCTTGTAGAATTAGACAATTAAATGGATTTTCATCAACGTAACGAGCTCTCAATGAGTGCTTAATAGGGATTGGAATGCCAAGGAATGCTGTGATAAACAAGCCATCTGCACTTGATATCGTTATGACGAATCACATTCGCGACTTCGTTGGCTACAAGTACAAAACCAATTGCTCCGTGAGCATTAAGGAAAAAATCCTTGAGCGCACTGCTGCGGCCGTCTCCAATGAGTTCCTTGGCGAATACAGTCGCCTCAACGTTCTTCCTTCACACATCCTCAATGAGCGATATGTGTTGAAAATTACGAGAAGGCTCTTGGAGTAATTTCAAGCCCTTGTTGCGAAAAGCCCTCTTCGCTGCAGGTAGCTGGCAAACTGCGTAGCGCTCGGCCGGTCCGGTGCCGCGGGCAACAGTCGGCCGCTGGTGTTCGGGATTATTGCGTACTCCCGAGTCACCGCGCCTTCAACACGCTCCAGCGTCACCGCACCTTTGCGCTTTTCGATCGGGTCGATGTCGTCCTGATGAATCTCGGCGGCCAAGGCCATCTGGCCATACTGGATCCGCGCCGGCAGGTAGTTGTCGGGCTTGATCTCGTAATCCAGCTCAACACCGCGGCGCGGCCAGGTTAAAGCCTGATCACTGCTAGTCTTTCGCCCTTTCCAGGTCATGCCATCCATTGCCAAGGCGGCCCGGCGCAGCAATGCCTCTTGCGCGGGAACTTCAGCAGGAATGACCACGCCGAACTTCACGGCGTATATGACCAGGTCCTCGGTGCTCGCGTAGCTTTCGGCGTCTGGCTTGCCGGTACCGTCCTCAACGATGAGAGCCATGAATCATCTCGCTGTGTGTTTCAAAGGTCGGGCGCCGGACAACCCGATGCCCGAATTATTACGCCTTGGGCAGCTCAGCGACGAGCTTTTCCAAGGATTCTTTCGACGCATTGGCGCGGTAGGTCACGCCGGCCGCATCGAGCTTGACCTTCAGCTCTTCAACTTCCGGCCCTTGGCCCGCTTTCAGTGCATCGAGTTCCTCGCGCAACTTCCCGTTGTCCGCTGCGAGCTCATCGCGCCGGCCGGCCAGCTCACCCACCTGGATACGAATGTGATCCAACGCGTCGTACAGACGGATTGCCAGTTCGCCGGCCTCTGGCCGCTCGACCTCGCCGGCTTCCAAACCATCAACCAAGGTGCGAATGGTACTGCTCTCAGCACGCAATTTGCCGATGAGTTCTTCCAGTTCGCTGCGATCGTCGCCTACAGCAGCCACCACCATCTCTGGCGCCACTTCCTTCAGCGTCACCTCAGGAGTGTCGCAAGCCTCGCCGTCACGGCTTTCGGTCACGTTCGCATCGATGATGCGCAGGCCCGCTTCTTTGGCCAACGCCTTTACGTCCTCCTGGTATTGGTGGAATGGCCCAGGTAAATACCAGATGCTCTTGTTGATCATGATCGTGTCCTCACCGAACCGGGCGCAGGGCCCGGCTCAGCTATCAGGAGTTACTTGGAGGCATCACCGATCAGAGCAACACCGGCGGTGTCCTTGATGCTGGCAGCGGTTTTGTCCCAGTTGGTGCCGGTGGCCAGCGCCGCATTGGATGGAGACTTGCCACCGTTGGTGGTGTCCCAGGTGTAACCCTTCAGGCCCAGGCCAAACGTGTAATCGGTTTGGATGGTGGTTTCGATTCGCTCTTTGCCGTTGACGGTTTGAACGTTCGAGATAATGTCGCGGTTGTCGTGAACCAATGCAGCGCCGCTCACCAGCCCCAGGATGATTTCCTTGTTAGGAGTGCCGGTCTGCATCAACGCCGGAGCATCAGTGACGACCGAGACTTTACCCAGGATGTCGACCACGCGAACGTTACCGGCGACAAACAGGTTGGTGGAGTTGCCGATTGCCTGACCGACCAGCTTGTGCCAGGTAGTGCCCTGCATGATCTGAGCAACAATCGACTGGCTTGCATCACCGAACTTCGCATGCGCGTTGTTCAGGCCGGCCTGAGTGATGCCCGCTGTTGCGGACACGTCGTTCACGGCAGCGGCCTGCGCAGTGATCGCAGCCACCAGGGCAGCGATGGCGGTGTTCAACTGATCTTTCAGCAGGACCTCGGCAAACGCACGGCTGGCCACTTCGACGCCCTGGACGGTTGGACGCTCCAACCAGGTCATTTGGGATGGTTCGTAGCGAATTGGACCGAAGCCGCCGGCAACCTTCACCGAAGTGTTCTTCAGCTCGGTCAGGTCGGTGATTGGTGCAGCGCCGTTTGCAGCGTAGCGATCAACTCGACGCTGAGCAGCACCCAGCGCCTGGAAGAACGACTCTTGCAAGAAGTCGCCGGTGAAGCCTTCGGGGGACAGCACGATCGCGCCATTGCTGGCAGCGTTGAACGCTTCGAGCAACTGATCCAGCGTCTCGAGAGTCGCCGGCATGATGTATTGATTGAAAACCTGCATTTGAGACAGGGACATGATGATTCCTTACTTGAGAGGGAGGTCAGAGAACCTGCTGGCGATAGCCGCAGTGCGTTCAGTTTTGGTGCCGCCGATGTTTCCTTTCGCGGCCCCGCCGCCTGTTCCTGCACCGCCGGCCCCGCCGCCAGATGCCTTGCTGCCCGCGATCAACGGCGCGAACGCCACGTCGTTTGCGAACTCTGCTTTCAGCTCATCCAGCGTTGCCGCCGAGAGCTTGCCCTGCTGGTCGAGTACGACCACGACAGGCTTCCCATCGCGCTGCTCGACGCTCAAACGGCGCTCGATGTGCGGCAACAGCGCTTTTGCGCTGCCCGGGATTGCCAGGGCAGACGCGATGTCAGTTGCGGTACGGCCGACAGTCAGATCCCGGATCTGCCCGCTTAGCGTTGCCCGCTCCTGTTCCAGTGTGCCGTTCAGCTCTGCTTCACGGCGGGTGTACTTCTCAGACCAGGAACGCTCGAGTTCTTCGACATTACCGGACTTGCGAGCAGCTTCTTCGCGCTCGGTGCGGGCGAGTTCTTCGGCCTCGCGAGCCTTCTTTTCGGCCAGTTTTTTCTCGCCGAGCAGTTCATCAACCTTGGCCTTCAGACCCGATACATCTTCTTGCTGCGGCAGACCTTCAATGCCGAGTACGAACTTGCCGTCCTTCTCGGTGTAAAGAGCGCGCACGGATTCATCGACACCGTCCAGGCTGTCTAGTTGGAATTTCAGCATTTGTTGTCTCCCAGAGAC